AGATGACAAACTTTGAACAATTCTGGGCTGCATGGCCTGTCAGTACTCGCAAGGGCGGTAAGTCTGATTGCCTTAAGCGGTGGGAAAAGTATTATTGTGATAGCTGTTGCGACCAAATTATTAAGCACATCGAATGGATGAAAACCACCGACCAGTGGCGCAAAGACGGTGGTGCTTACATACCCTCACCCGCTGTTTACTTAAACCAACGGCGCTGGGATGGCGCTGAGATACCTGAGATTAAAAAAACCGTCCACATTTTGGACAAGCTGGCAGAAGAAAGCGCAAGGGCAGTGCCGATGCCTGCGGAAATAAAAGCCCGCTTAGATGCGTTGCGGGGTCGCAGATGACGTATGAAAGACTTGTTGCAAACTCAATCCTCTCCAGACTTAAAGACGGCGAAGAATTTAGCCAATCTGTCATCCGAACAGCGCTTAGAGATGCTGGAGACCTTGCGCCAGACCGAGGCCAAGGATTGGATCAGGCGTTACAGGAACAAGACTCGGGAAGCGGGCAAAGCCGTGGCATTAGCCTGGTGGCATCAAACCTTGTCAGACATAGCCAAGCGGCGTGGTCAGAAAGCCGTGGACGACTTGCGGAGACGCATGAATGAGATACGCAGCTAAGGTGGACAGTAACCAAGATGCCATTGTGAGCACGTTAAGGGCGGCTGGCGCTTACGTTTGGATCATTGGTTTGCCGGTTGATCTTCTAGTGGGGTACAAATCGCACACTTTTCTAGTTGAGATCAAACGTAACGCCAAAAGCCATTTTACACCGTTACAGCGCGACTTTTTTGAAAATTGGTGTGGAGGTACGCTAGCAAGGATTGACAGCCCTGATGGGGCTTTAAAAATGATCGGAGTGATTAAGTGAGAAGCCTTGAGCAAAACCGCCTCATGTGGGCTAACCTTGAGGACATTGCCCAGCAAGTTGTCTGGTACGGCATTAAGCTGGACAAGCAGGAGTGGAAAGACGTATTGACGGCGGGACTAAAAAAACAAAAGATTGTGCCAGGCATTGAGGGCGGTTTTGTGGTCATTGGAGCAAGGACAAGCAAAATGAGCATTGCAGAAATGAACGAGCTGATCGAACTGGCAACCATGTTTGGCGCACAGCAAGGCGTTAAGTTCAGAGCACTCGAGGAATGAGATGCCCAGAATGCGGCACATGGACTATAGTCAAAGAAACCCGAACAAGCACCGGCAACACGCGCAGGCGGCGGCTGGAATGCGCTAACGAGCACCGATTCACCACACTGGAGACAATAATTGTTTCAAAAACACGAGTACGTCAGATCAAAAAAACTGCTGAAACTGGTGGCGGGGCTTGAATGTCAATCCTGTGGGTCAGGCAACATGGTGCAAGCCGCACACGCAAACTGGGGCGGTGGCAAGGGTCGGGGCGTTAAGGCTGACGACAATTTGGTAGCGGCTTTGTGCTTAAAGTGTCATTACGAAATTGACCAAGGCAAGGATTTGACCAAAGAACAGCGCCAACAAAAGTGGTTGCTTGCCCATGTAAATACGGTAGCCAGACTGCAAGAATCTGAGCAATGGCCTGTTGACGTACCGACTCCTACGTTTACAATAGAGGCGCAGTTGTCTCCTTTGCAGGGGCTTTGACCCCTGCTTTTTTTAGGATAACCATGAAAAAAGACGTAGCCGACTTTATTTCCACGCTGTTTCACAGCTCCACGGTGACGCATTTCATGCACCTGAGCACCGATTCATACGCCGTCCACAAGGCTCTGGGGAAATACTACCCAGCCATTGTCGATCTGGCTGACACCTACGCAGAGGCGTACTCTGGCTGTTACGAAAAGATCAAGGACTTTCCTGAGAACTTTCACAACGCCAAAGACCCGCAAAAGTACCTTGCCAGCATCAAAACCTACATAGAAAAAAACCGTGATGCTTTGCCAGACGACAGCCATTTGCAAAACATTGTGGATGAAATCGCCGCATTGGTTGACAGCACAATCTATTTATTGTCATTCAAATGATTAGGATATTCGCTGGCTACGACCCAAGGGAAGCTGTTGGCTACCATGTGTTCTGCCAAAGCCTAATTGAGCGCACCAGCGAGCCGGTCGCCATAACACCTTTGTACGGCTCACAGAGGGACGGCACAAACGCATTTACCTACCAGCGGTTTCTTGTACCCTACTTCACCAAGTTCAGCGGCAGGGCAATATTCTTAGACGCAAGCGATATGCTGATGCTGGCAAACATTGACGACCTGAGCAAGCTATTCGACCCAACCAAGGCGGTGCAGGTGGTCAAGCATGAGTACCAGACCAAGCACCCAAAGAAATATATCGGTACACCGATGGAAGCGGCGAATCGGGACTACCCTCGAAAGAACTGGTCAAGTTTAATACTTTGGAATTGCGAACACCCAAGAAACAAGGTGCTGACACCGGAATTTGTGGACGACCAGACCGGCGCAGACTTGCATCGTTTCGGTTGGTTGCCTGAAACACTTATCGGTGAGCTACCGAAAGAATGGAACGTGCTTATTGGCGAACAAACAAACAAAAACGCAAAGATTGCCCATTACACGCTGGGCATACCCGAGTTTGACTATTACCAAGACTGTGATTTCAGCAAGCAATGGCACAATACTAAGAGCAGAATGCTTAACGGCTTGATCAAAATGAGGGAGCTAGTCGATGGCTGATTACCGTGACATGGCTGCGGCACTAAGTGGTGGGTATGGACAAGATACCGGCGGCATCACGCCTGACACGCTGATCACGCTAAAGAACGGCAAGAAAGCCACGGCAGGCGACCTGCTTGGAATGCTTAAGGGCTTTGGGCAATCGGTTAGCAGCAATTTGGAATCATTGGGCAGGGGCGGTGTGGCATCAGTAATTGGTGCAGGCGGCGACCTTGAAACCTTTGGTCGGATGGGTCTAAACAAGTTATATGGCGCAGGCGGTGTTAACGTAAGTGAAACCCCTGTACTGCCGACTAGCACAGACATTCTGGGTATGATGCCAAGGGCGACCGTACCGAGACGAGAAACTGCGGGGATGGAGGAACTGGGCGGGTACATGACACCAGCTACGGCTAAGGTGTTGAAACCTGCGGTAATGGCTACTAGTCGAATGATTGGAAAAGAAATTAACGCAGGTTTAACAAATCAGCCCACACGATCTTTGCTGGGAGACATTACACCCAAACCATTGATGGCGGTTGAGCCGCAAATGAAAATGGCGCAGGTTATTACAAAACCAAAAGCAGAAGTATCTCCATTAGGATTTTATTCGGCGGTAGAACAGCAGGCTTTGAATATTCCTAGAAAGCAAGGCACAGGCGCATCATTTCTTAATGAGTTGGCAAAAGGTCAAGACGTTAAAAAGTATGAAATGGAAACTATGGGGTTGGATGAGTTTTTAAAGAATAAGCCCAATGTGACCCGCCAAGAAGTGCAAGACTACATTGCCAATAACCGTATTAATGTGCAAGAACGTCAATTAGGTGAAAGCATTGCAGAAGATCCTATTGGAATTGCTCAACGCAAAATTGTGTTTGATAAGTATGAGCCTGAGATACAAGGTTTGTACAATGAAATGCAACAATACGAAACAAATATAATCAATGCTAGAAATTTAGCAAGTAAAAATTATGCTGAAGCTCATGCCGCATTAAACAAACTAGGCAATCCGCAACCAACACCTACCCCACAAGATTGGGATAATTATTATGCAGCTAAAAAAGAATTGGAAAGAGTAAATCAAATTCCATTAGATTCTAGAGAATTTGCACGAAAATTAAATACTTTGCGGGATGCAAGAGACGCAGAAGCTAATGCGGTATACACAATACCAGAATCAGAGCCAACTAAATACGAAAAATTTCAATTGCCAGGCGGTGAAAATTACCGTGAAATACTGATGACTTTGCCAAACAAGCCAATGGACGCAAGCAAAGCAGCAGAAAACTATTACACACAATTTGTTAAGCGGGGCGGTGAGCCAGATTGGGGGCAGCTTAATCCTGCCAAACAGCAAGAAATAATGAATTCCATGCCAGCGCAAGCTAAAAACGCATCAGCAAATCCAGAATATAGGTCTAGCCATTGGGACGATCCGAATGTTTTAGCCCACATGAGGGTCAATGACCGTGTGGATGCTGACGGCAAAAAAATGTTATTGATTGAGGAAATTCAATCAGATTGGCATCAAGCGGGGCGTGAAAAAGGATACCAAAGAAAAGATTTAACTGCAGATCAGATTGATCTGAAATACATTCCGCCAACTGTTCCAGAAGGACAGAATCCAGCTAATTATCCTGGCTACTATGAGGCATTTGATAAGAACACTGGTGCATTTGTCGGAAGACACAGCGGTAGTTTGAATCAAGAGCAAGCCATGAGAGATGCTGTTTTATCTGCAAATCAATTCAAGACTGGCGTACCAGACGCACCATTTAAAGAAACATGGTATCAGCTTGCATTAAAAAGGGCGCTGAAAGAAGCGGTGGACAAAGGTTATGACAGGATTGGCTTGACTACTGGGTCACAACAAGCAGAAAGATACAACCTTGCCAAACAAGTAGATGAAGTTATTGCCAAGCGCAATCCTGATGGTTCTTTTAATTTAGATGCAATTTTGGTAAACGGCGGAAAACAAGAAGCCATTGGTAAAAACATTCCTGCAAACAAATTGTCTGAATACGTTGGAAATGATTTGGCTAAGTCTATGCAGGCGCAAGAAGCTGGCACAGATGTTTACAGCGGCGATGCCCTTAAAGTTGGTGGTGAGGGCATGAAGAAATATTATGATGAGGTTTACCCTGCTTTCCTTGAAAAACAAGGTAAAAAGTACGGCGCAAAGATGGGTGAGACATATATCAACACAAATGCCAAAGCACAAACAAAAGATCAGTTAGCCGAACAAATTTATGGTCGTGGGGAAACTTACAAAAATTTACCAAGTGAACAAAAGCGCAAAGTTGATGTAATGTTTTTAGACATGATCAAAGAAGAAAAAATACGCTATTTAGACATTACCCCTGAAATGCGTAAAGCAATCAAAGAGGGTCAGCCATTGGCATCAATACAAGATGAACTTGCTAAGGCTTTAGCATGACAACCGAAACTAAAGTAGTTAAAACTAGAAAGAAAGCTGGCGGTCGCATTGTAGGTACGCCTAATAAGGTCACAGCACAGGCTAGAGAGGCCATAGCAATGTTTGTGGATGGTAATGCCCACCGACTTGCCCAGTGGCTTGATGAGGTCGCTATGGGTGTTCCTGAGCATGACATAAAACCCAATCCTGCCAAAGCCTTTGAGTTATTCCAATCAGTGGTTGAATACCATGTACCCAAGCTAGCAAGGACTGAGATCACCGGCAAGGATGATGGGCCGGTAGAAATGGTGGTGACATGGGGCGGCGTGAAGTAATCCTGCCCTATAGCCCAAGGGCGGCATTCATGCCATTCCATGAGCGCACCGAGCGCTGGTCGTGCTTACTTGCCCACCGTAGGGCTGGAAAGACCGTAGCCGCAATCAACGACTTGATCAAACGAGCCATTACCGAAAGCGGTAGGGGAGCGCAATACGCTTACATAGCCCCATTCAGAAGCCAAGCCAAGCGGGTGGCATGGGACTATCTCAAGCACTATGCAGCCCCAATTACCAAAACCAGCAATGAATCAGAATTAGCGGTAGAGCTGGTGAACGGCGCAAAGA